AGGCGTTTCGTCGAGCCATATCCGTGGGTTTCCCATGGACGACAACATAACCACGCTCTTAGAGCAACCATCGGACCAGTCTGGTAACGGTCAGATTTGCGAGGGGACGCCTTACCCCATCACCGAAAATCGGTGCCCACATGCCGAAGCATGCTTCGAGCTCCCTATCCGCTTAACGCGCAGCACTTTCCTTAAACTTCGCTTCAATACTGTCGAACGGCACAATTCACAACTATCTCAGCGAGATAGAAGCTACTCGACCATTTCCGTACCGGTCAACCTAAAGAGGGCACAAGCCTGAGATCCCTCACGGGAAACAGGGACTGCAACAATCCGGTACGTATTCTACAGTACATTCACTCAGAGTGTACTCATCCAACACGAAACTCTGGTAGGTTCGTAATCTTAACCGCCCCCGCTCCTGTGACGAAGCGTTGCGCATCCTAAAGTCACCATCCAAACGTGACGCCGGAGTCTCCCCACTAGACCAATGGCCTCACAGCACGTCAGCCGTCCACTTTCTCGGCTTCAAACAATTCGCTCACCCTCTTCGCTTCTTCCCGGTTGAAGTCATCGAACTCCCGGACTCTCCTCAAGGCCAGCACATGCTGTACTCGCTCACAAATAGGGCAGGCGTCATAGACGATAAACATACCGTCTAGCCTAGTCCTAGTGTGCACGAGATTATAACAATCAGCAAGTGCCTTCGGAATCCAGGTTTTCTGTTCAACAGGGGGAGGCTCTGAGAGCCGCTCAAGGGTCCTCCTCATGCCCAACAAGCCAACACGCCCCATCTTCTCCTTTGTTAGCCTCTCTTTCACGTCCTTCATTTTTAACCGCTCCGTGGGAACAAAAACGCCGGAATCCCAGTGACTCGCTACCATAGCCTCAGAGACCTCTGACTCGTCCAGTATGTCGGAGTCCGAGAACTCCTCAAGTACTGGTCTCATCGGAGACTCGTCAGCAAATGGTGGGCGATACGGATGGCCGGATCGTTCCTTCTCACGCTTCCTTAAAAACCTGGGGATAAAATACTCAAAGCCCCTCCTGACGTTGAGCCCAAGGCTCCAGAGCGTCAGGCCAGAGGCCCGTATCCTTCGGGAAAAGAAGAAGCAGAGATGACGAATCAGACGGCCATAACGGGTATGGCGTACGGAGCGGTAAGGTGAAAGGATTTCGTTCATAACTGAACCTACCATCCGAGGGTCTCGGCAGGTAAGCCCCTTTGCCCTAACGAAAGGGATCAACTTGAAGTTACCAGTATAGTACGTCGAGTTCATTGTCAAACAATGCCTCGAATACATGGTCTTCTTCTCGTTAAGTTCCAATCCGATGCGCGGGGCCTCCCTACGGTAGGTTTGAAGCCACTCTTTTGACACCTGGGCGACAAGATCGTCACCATTAATTAGCTTCGGTGTCTCCCCTTTTCCTATCAGCTTATCAACCCATCGTGCAGCCGCATAATTTTGCAGGCAAAGAAGGGGGAACGAGCCCAAGTTCCCCATCATCTGGCCCCGTTCGGGCACGAAGGATCCGTCAGAAAACTTAATAGACGGCCTCAACGATTTCCTTAATTCACTAAACAAAGGAGCTAATGAAGAGCTAGACCTAAACGCTAAAGCGTCAACGATTGCCTCAGAGACTTCAATTGACAAGTTGTCCGTGGCCGCCGTGAAGTCCGCGGAAAGAATATCGGAGCCGGGGAGGAACCCGGCACCGAGGAACTTCTTTCTAGAAGGCGGACCTCTAAGGAGCCAAGACTGTCTCGAGAGGTGATCATATATAGCTGTGTGTAAAGGTCTCAAAAGAAGGTAGGAACTATGGTTCTTGACGAGAGGACGGGGCTTTCCGGCGGACTTGGCGACCATAAAAGATGGCTCATGAACCAATGCCGGCTTCTCCAATTGACTAATATAGTCCTCTCTACGTCCCGCCCATAATGAGTAGCTACCGCCCTCCTTCCGACCTGCTTCAACGGTCGACGAAAAGGGGGGGGTCACTCGTAGGGCCTGCCTTTCAAAATCCTTCATACTTATACCCTTTGGAAAAATCTCAAAAACAATATCCTTAACATGCTCCAGATAACCCGGAGGTACATCTTTCCTATGTCTCAATCGTTCTTTTAATTCATCCTCTAGGTCTTTTGACATGCAGTCGCAACTATCGGGCCACCCCTTGGTGACCGAGGCAATAGAAGCGCCGAAAGACATGGAGGTTTCAAAATTTAGGCCTGGGACGGAACTTCCGTTCAGGCAAGAAATAAGAAAAACATTGAGCGATTTCTTTAAGAGGGATGTGTACTCGGTGCAGGTACCGTTAACCGGTGGCACTCGTACACAAGCGTCCTTCCCATAGAATTCGCAAATAAATGAAACCGCGCGAATTGTCGCTGCGCGGACACGATGCTGGAAACCTAGACAGGTTTCAAATGCCGTGGCTGTCTTCGGGTCAAACCGATCACAGGAGCTCAACACCGTCATTGTAGGTGTAAAAAAA